TCCTCGTTGAATTTGTTATTAATATTCTCATTAAAAATCTTCTATCCTTTTAGGTCCATCTTTAACATTCATATTAAATAATTTATCTTGTATCTTATCAACATACTTTGGAAATGCCAAATTAAACTCAGACCTTAAATTTGTATTTCTATATCCCCAACTCCACCCCCAAGTATTTTTAAAAACTTCATGAGAATTGTTACTTCGTGAATAACTATTATCAATTTTTAAACTAATACCTGATTTTAATTCTCCACTATCGTGATATACTGCCAAATTAGGAAACACTATATTAAATATTCCCTTGTACATAAACTGATGTGAAACCGAATCTACTGATAATAATCTATGTTTATGTTCAAAATCTATTTCTATATTTTCTCTAAATAACTTTCTATTCATACAAACAGATTGCCAATTTGGAACTTCTACCACGAAATAATCTGTAGTATAATACTCATCTGGTAAATCTTTATACCAACCAGAATGTGGTGATTCTAAAATACCACCCAATAAACATCCTCTACCAATCGTAGGATTACCAGAAGTTCTTTTTATTCCACCCTTGAAATCTTGATAGCTACTAAAACCAAACGAGCCAACCGTTTCTTCTATAAAATCATGTTCTTCAATAGTTTTATTTAATTCTTCCCAAAAATTACTTTGGAATGGAAACACATCATTTTCAAAAAATAATATCCAATTAACATCTATATTATTATCTAATAAATATTCATCTGCACACTCAAAAGAAGAAATAACTGGGTTATCAACATCTGAAACCACGTCTGGATTTATCCAAGTCAAATTATCATACTTCTTACATAACTCTTTCAATTTCTCTTTTTGTTCGGGTAAAGAATTATCATCAAATATTAATATATCTACTTTACTGAAGTCTGCCTCGGAATATTTAAAAGAAAATTCCTCAAACATTTCATATTGATTTTTGTTACAATATAATACTACAAAATTCACAATAACTTCTCCACCAATTCTAAATCTTCTAATGTATCTATTTGAAAACTTCTTGAAAGTGGTATCTCTACTACACCTATCTTACCACTATACCTTAACCCAGATTCTAATAAATTCTTTCTTTTAGTAATATAAAATGCACCATTCTCAATATAAGTTTCAGATTTATCCTGTCTCATAGGTCTATTATCAATTTCCCATTCGTATGGTTCTACATCCATTGTCCATCTTGGTATCCAATGTTCCTTTGTAACACTAAAAACTGAATCATGTTTGTCCATCATTTCTAAACCTTTATTTATATCTGCCGATTTTATTAAAGGCGAAGTTGGTTGAATGAAAACCATCACATCAAATTCACTATCGCGGGCGACGTGTAGTAAGGCCTCCTCTGACTGGGATGTATCAGCTGATATATCAGATGGTCTGAATATTATTTTTGCACCACAACCTTCTGATATAACAGCTATCTTTTTTGAATCCGTAGATACCCAAGTTTCATCTACATTGGATTGAAGTGAGGCATTTATACTATACGATATTAATGGTGAACCATTAAGGTTTACTAAATTTTTTAAGGGTATACCCTTACTTCCACCTCGGGCTGGTATAACTGATATAACTTTCATTTTAATTCTTTATAATATTCTCCAACTATAAATTTAGTTGACCTTGATTCAGAAGTCAATGAGTGATCAGGATTATATTTTGAAAGTGGGATTATTCTAAAATCAAAACTCATCCGTGTTATGTTTGTTAAATTAGGTTTATTTCCATGTATACAAACATTTCCATGATTAACCCAAAAATCTCCACATTCACCTTCAAATGGTTTAAAATCTAATTTAAATGGTTCACTTTCCATCCACATAGTATTTGTTCCATAACACCTCGTTAATGGTAGCCAAATATTTATTTCACCGTTTGGGTGTTTATGTAACTGGTCTGAATCAGAATGCCAAGTATGTACTGCCTGATTCTCATCTGGTAAATGAACTCTAAATGATGGTAGATACTGATAATGAAATTTCTCATCTAAAATTGGAACTACTTCATTATGAATGAAATCATCATAGGCATCATATAATTCTGTCCAATTATTATTTAACCTTTTATAAAATATATCGTGAAAATCAGTAGTGTTCTCATTATGAACATTTAATTTTTTATATTCATCTCTTACCCAATCAGATTTATCTTCGTGTATCTTCTCTAACTTGTCTACTTGATATAATTCAGATACTAATTCTCTAAACCTATACTTTTTTGTATCATATGTATATTTTATATTCATACTTTTCTCAACTTATCTCTAACTGGCTTTTCACTATCGGTAACAACCTTTTTACCATCACCAATTGCACTTTCAAGTTCTCTTATTCCACGAACCAACTTTATAAGTCCGTGCGGTTCAACTGATGCCATGTGGTCTGTACCCCACATAGACTTATCTAATGTAATATGCCGTTCTATTATAGTTGCACCAAAACATAATGAAGCTATAGTGGTTGTTAATCCATATTCATGTCCACTATATCCAACTTCACATCCATACCTATCTCTCAGAGTTTTTATACAACTCAAATTTAATTCATTTACTGGTGCCGGGTAGGTTGAGTTACAATGTAAAAGTGCAAACTTACATCTTCTGAAATCAGAATCATAATTTCCAACTTCACATCCCATAGCTTCTACTGCCTTATCTATTTCTCCTATCGTACTCATACCCGTTGATAATACAAGTTTTGAAAATCTTTTACTACACTCTCGTATTAATTCGTAATCTGTTAATAGTGCCGATGCTATCTTTACAAATGGTAAATCATATTGTTCTAAAAATTCAACACTATCTAAATCCCAAGGTGATGCTGTCCAAGATATTTTACCCTTACAATAATCATCTATCTCATCATATTCATTTTGTCCGAACTCAATCTTATGTTTATATTCTAAATATGTCATTCTTCCCCAAGGAGTATCTCTCATCACTCCCTTCTGATGTTCTGGAACACACACATCGGGATTTCTTTTTTGAAACTTTACAACATCACATCCGGCAAACTCTGATATATCAATAAGTTTTTTGGCAATATTCAAATCACCATTATGATTAATTCCAATTTCTGCTATAATTTGTGTTTTCATCTATCTTTCAAAGTTATAAACTCACATCCTTTATCCACTAACTCTTGATTATTCTGTTTTATATAATCAAAGAAATTCCACGCCAAAACTAATATATTATCTGGTGGATTGGCCAACCCATTAATCTTATTTGTTATCGGTATTCTTACTCCAGGTAACAACTTACCATGTTTTAGTTCATTATCTTCTATAATATAATCAATGGAGTTACTATCTATTCCATAATAATTTAAAACAGTTGTAGCCTTTGCCGGTGAACCATAACCAACTATTGATTTACCATCATCTTTAAGAATTTTGATTACTTTTAGTGATTTTTCTTTACATTCTTCTACTTTTCGTGAAAAACATTTATAAGTTTCTAATTTATCTAATCCGTATTCTTTTTCTTTCTTTATAAATTCAGATACAGATGAATTAGCGAGATGACCTTGAGTGCCAACATAAACTCTTATTGAACCACCGTGAGTATCAATGTGTTCAACATTGGTTATCTGCAAACCCAATCTTTCAAAGAAATTTTTAAGAGATAATACACTCCAATAGTTATAATGTTCGTGATAAATATTATCAAAAGTTACACCTTTTAATGTATCATACAAGTACTGAACTTCAATTACGAAATGACCACTCGATTTCAATATCTGAAATGCGTTTCGGGTAATCTGTTCGAGATTATCTGAATGTGCGAATACATTAAATGCTGTTACTAAATCTACTTCTTGTTTAAATTGACTTATTGTAGATTCATCTTCAAAATATCCATTGATAGTTGGAACTCCATTTTGTTCTGCAAGATAGGATAAGTTCTTTGCAGGTTCAACTCCACATACACTTATACCTTTCTCTTGAAGTGGTTTTAGAAACACCCCATCATTACTACCAATATCAACCACAAGAGAACCTTCTTTCAAACCAAATTGTTCTGTAAGTGAATCTGCTGCATCTGAAAAATGTTTTCTAAATACTTCAGTTGTGGATGAAACATAAAGATATTCATTAAACATCTTCTCTCTTGGAACTAAATGAGATAGTTGACAATTATGACATTCAGGACAATAGTTCATTTGTAATGGATATAATTCATCTTCTTGATTTTCATCATTCAATAGATTATTTGCCAATGGTGAATTTCCAAGTGATACAACACATTCCAATCTAGAATTACCACAACACCTACATTCTGGTTTATAATGTTCTAATAACTCTACTCTCATTCTTTCATCTACTAACTCATATGGTATTGTATGTTTACCAAAATTATCATGTTCTCTCTCACCATTAACGAGATTCAGAAATAACGAATCTTCAAGGAATACCATTGTATGTGCCACATTTGGTTTTGTAACTACTACATCACCAGGTTCCATCAGTTGAGTAGTCATAGGACTATTGGGTTTCTTTAAATCTTTAAATACACTAATATATCTACCACTAATCAATATACACTTTTGTTCTTGTATTGGATGGTAATGGTTTGCTCTTACAGTTCCCTTTTTAGATTCAATCCAACCTATCCAATTAATTGATTCTGGTAATTCATAGTTAGTAATACGACCTCGTTCATCTACAAACTCCTTACCACCATTGAATTTATATTCTAACACTTCACGAGATTCTTCTTGTTTATCACTCCAATGTTCTATCATTTCTTTAATACTATCTCTGATATTATACTTAAATTCAAATCCTGTCTCTAATAGTTTTGCGTTGCTTAGTGTATATCCTTTATTTGGTATCTCGTCATCAGTCTCGGTCAAATCTAAATTTGGAACAAATTCCTTACATATTTCTGCAACTTCTTTAACCGTCTTGTTCTCATTACATAAATGAAATACTTCTCTGTTAATATCATTCTCTTCTGCCATAAACTTCATACAACGTGCTACATCATAAACTGATACAAGAGATTTCCATTGAACACCACCACCAAATAATTTTATCGGATTACCTGTTGCCGACATTTTAGAGAACAAGTTTGGCATAATGTTTATTCTCATAGAATCACCACCATATCCGTGGGCAGAGCCAAGTCTTAATACAACATAATTTTTTCCTGATTTCTCCAAATCTTCTTCTGTTTGAACTTTACCCTTTGAATAGGTTAATACAGGACAAGGTTCAATTTCTTCGGTCATATCAAATGCCGTTTCATCAACCCCCTCATATACTACATGAGTTGATGGAAATATAATTTTTGCTGTATCTGATAGACTATCAATAATAATTCTTGAGCCTTGAACTCCAACATTTTCAATCATCTTATCTTGTTCTTCATTCATTTCACTCTTAACGTAAGCCACATCAGTAATACCACCTAAATGATAAACAACATCTGCGTCGTGAACAAGTTCTTTAATTTTATCCTCATCAAGTAAATCAGACTGGATATATTTAAATCCCCACTCTTTTAACTCCTTTACTCGTTCAGGTAAAAATCTCCTATCCGTAACAATAATTTCATTTTCCAATGTTTCTGGTATATGTAATTTGCATAATTGTGTTCCTACATAACCAAGTCCACCCGTAATAACAATTTTAGACATTTTATTCTCCTAATGCATTTTTACTAAATTCTGTTCCACTAACTTATCCACATATAATTTTTCTTTCAATGGATTATGTCCTCTACTATAAGGTGTTATACTTTCAAAATAATGTTGTTCTTCCCAACCTTCTTGAAAAAAAGTAAATCCAAAAATTGAAACATTCTTTGACCATTGAATTGCCATTAATATGGCAGTTAAACCTAAAGTTATATCATCTATTCCTATTGTCGATTCTGATTCATCTATAAAATCCTGACGTAGATAGACTATTTTACATTTAGTATTATAATTCTTAATAATTCCCTGTATTGTCGCATATAATGGTTCAGCTTTAATTACAAAACATTGGTCTTTAAGATTAGTAAGAAAATTATCTTCATATGAAGAAAATTGACCTGTTAAGTCTCTCCAAAATGATTTACCTGCTATAAATCTAAAATCTGTTTTATTTCCGACATTTTTTTCATATCCATCTGTTTTTGCTAAGTTACAACGAATAACTATATCGTGAGAATCTATAAACTCTCCCTGTTCTTCACTCAATAATTTACCAGAATTACCAACTACAGCTATAGATTGATTCTCCTGAACGGTTGTACCCTCAATATCATTAAGTTCTGTCACCCGTTTAACTAACTCATCAAGTGAATATTGAGATGGATATTGTAAGTCTTGTTTACGAAATATAGATTCCATCTCGTCATTTGTATAAAAATCTTTATTCATATATATAACTTGGTGTCCTTATACATTATTTATAAACTCCTACCCAATGTTGAATCATGTCATCCATCAATGTTTCAAATGTATATTCAGGTACCCAGTCAAAAGTTTCTCTTAATTTGGTAGCATCACCACGGAGATATTTCAACTCTTCTGCTCTCATGAATCTCTCATCCACTGTAACATAATCCTTATAATTTAAACCTACCTTATTAAACACATAATCACACATACCACCTACTGAATTAGTAATACCAGTTGCACATACAAAATCATCTGGTTCTGTATGATTTATTATCATATGCATCGCTCTAACATAATCCTTTGAATGTCCCCAATCACGAAAGGCATCTAAATTACCAAGTGGTAGTTTATCTCGTTTTCCTAATGAAATCTCAACTGCCGCCTTTACAACTTTATTAGTTACAAAATTAGAGCCTCGTCTTGGTGATTCGTGATTAAATAATATCCCATTACTTGCAAATAACTTGTAAGCGTGTCTATAATGTTGAGTCATATTAAATCCAAATACCTTTGTACATCCATAAGGACTTGTTGGATTCATTGCCGTAGTTTCTCTCTGATATCCATCATCGTCTACTGAACGACCAAACATCTCTGATGATGACGCCTGGTAAAATCTTGCCGTAGGACAATTATTTCTCCACGCTTCTAATATATTAACAATACCAAGTGCGTTTGCCTGTACTGTATATTGTGGAATATCAAAACTTATTCTGACATGACTTTGGGCTGCTATATTATATATTTCATCAGGTTGTATAGTTCTTATCAACCTTTCTAATGAACTAATATCAGTTAAATCACCATAAAAAGTTTCTACTCCGTTTCCAACTAAACTATCAATTCTACTTTCTTGATGTTCTGCTATAGAATGTCGTCTTACTATACCATATACTTCATAATCTTTTTCTAATAATAACTCAGCAAGATAACTACCATCCTGCCCGTTAATACCTGTTATAAATGCCTTTTTCTTCATTATTTAAATCCTATTTCCTTTTCAACATATGGTTTAAACACATCTCTGTCTGATAAATCAGAATAAGTTGCTGAGCCACCGGTATCTTCGTTTTCTTCTGGAACTGAATCCATTAGTATTATACCTCTTGCTGCATCTTCTGGTGTCATATACATATGATAACCAATAAGTGCAAATTTATCATCCATATAATATTCTCGTAAGTTACGACCATCATAAGACGCGTACTTAAACCAATCATATGCTTCCTTACTATCAGTAAGAATCATACCACCTTTACCAATTGGAACTCTTTTCTTTATCTGAAAAGATACGACTTGAATTGCGTCATCTCCAACATACATTCCTTTAGTCCATCTTGTAGCACCATCCCAAATATTATATGGTTCTAATTTATAAACTCCACTCCATTCTCTATCTTCAAATTTTACTTTACAACCAGCATGTATAATTTGCATTGGTGGTGAAACATAAGTTCTCTTTGGAATCGTAATTGTTCCTTTAACATCAAGATATTTCATTGCTAAGAATAACCCATTAGAACAACAATCAACCGTACAGGCGTATTTACTACCAGCAAATTTAGCAACCTTTTTTTCAAACATATCCACTACATCTCGTGGATCATCCCAATCATATCCTAACTCTGTTAATTGGTCAAGTTCAGGTCTTTGAAGTTCTTTTGGAATCTTCCCTACTGGCCATGATGTATAATGAATATCTTTACCATATTCACTACGAGTTTCTTCTTTTTTAAGTCCTTGATAATTTCCCATTATCTTTCTCCTACTTTATACACTCTACATTTAAACTCATTGATGTTCCGTTCTCTTTATCCATATGTGGTAAATATGCCTGTGAATGGTCATCAAAATCTGAATGTTCTGTTTCTTCCCAATGATATTTTTTTACTTCTTTCATTCCTATATCTTCTAACAATCTTTTAAGGCTTTTAAAATCATATACAGTTTTATGATATATAGTCTTATCTCCCATTGACATTTTACCATACAATACACCAAGAAAATTATCTAACGGGTATTCTCCATTTGAATATAACTTTGCATATACTTCAAAATTAGGAACTGCCAATCTCATAACTCCATTTGGTTTTAAAACCTCTTTCCATCTTTCTAACAATGGAATAACTTCATCACGATCTAAATATTCAATAAAATGAGAAGAATAGATTAAATCTGCTGAATTATTCTCATAGTCTTTTATAAAAATATCATCTGAGTCAAGGTGTTCATAATCTCCACCATCTATATTAATCCAACCCTTTCCAAAATCTCTCCACCCACAACCTATATTAAATTTCATCTAAAAACTCCTTGTCCAATTCTTGTCCCCTGTATGGTCCTGTTTTGTATTCATAAACTAATGTATCATCTTCTAATATTAAATAGGTATGTCCACCACCCAAAGTCACAGAACAATCTCCTGGTTTTAGTATTGGCTTTCCTAATAAGGTGCCGTCTGTATCATAAAAATGACACTCAACACTACCTTTTATTACTACCCAAGATTCTTGTGCTATAGTTTTCTCTTCACCGGGTTTCCAAATATGTTGATGTGGTCTAAATGTATGTCCCTCTTTCATATTCATCGCAGACAACTGAATAAATTCTTTTTCTCCTACTACATCTCGCCTGTGACCTTCTTCTATCGTGTAGAATTCATCTACTTTATGAATGATATGTAATAACTTATCTAATTCTACTTTTGAATATATTAATTCCACCTTAATTCTCCTTCAATGAAAGTGGAGTTATACCATTCCAATTCTCATAATCAGTTTCACCAAGTTTGATCATCCCATTATAATGGTTAGGTTGCCACTCTTTATTAAACCAAACCTTAGACGGATTACTCAATAATGATGACCACCAGGGAAATGTGCTATTAGAAAATAAAACTTTATCAAACGTTCTCATAAAATTAAAATCTTCTAAAATTTTATTTTTATATTTTCTTCTATCGTCTATTGTTGTAATACTTTCATGTGAACTTAATTCAGCATCATAATATGATTTCAATTCATCTACTGTTTTATCATTTGGTGTATCAGTTACTATATACATCTTATCAAATTCTATATTATTATCTTCTATCGCCTTCTTATACCATTCAAATGGTGTATAGATATTTAGTCCATTATCTCCCACTCTCACATGAACTAACAAACCTTCCGTATTAGTTATCTCCACTTTTGGAAACCACGACCTAATCTCATCTAAATAAGGTTTATAATTCTGTGGATTTTCTAACTCAACTGCCTGTACTTTATTATAATCAATATTAACCTTTATATTTTCATCTGTATATTTTAGAATATCATCTTCAGTTATAAATCCCATATCAACTAATGAAGTTCCTTCCCATCTATCAATCGTTCCACTATAAGTTAAAGAACACTCCATTTGTTCTGACAATATTCTTCCATAAGAATACTGAAATAGTTGATTTGCAAAACCATTTTTCCATTGGATATTTACACAATCAGCCATTTATTTCTTCTAACATTTCTTTCTTATATGAATACCAAAGTTCACTTAAAACATTTGCATGTTCTTCTTCTTCCCAAGGTTTAGGATAAACTTTACTATTTTGGTCTGGTAGTGCTCCTGCCCAATGAATAATTCTTGTAGTATCAGTAATTCCATATTTAGTAATTTTTCTATTAGAATCTGTTATTGGGGCAACTTTCCAATTATATTCATCAGGTAATAAATTAAATTCTGGTACTACATGGTTTATCATATGTTGAGTGAATAACCGAGTAGTTCCCATAGTATCAACACACTTTACCATTTTATTATATACATCTTCATTTAACCAACTTTTACCAATAACCATTAATCCACAATTTATATCAGTAGGACTTCCACCACACCCAGAAACATATTCATCTGGTGCAGTTTCTATTCCTTCAGATATATCTTCAACACATAACATATCACAATCAAAAAAGAAAACCTTTTCATATTCAGTTGGTCTAAAACATTCCAACGATAAAAATGCTATTCTATGTTTTGGATACTGAACTGGTGCATTTATATAACTCTCATTATAAATATCTTCAAATTGAACGTGGGGGACAAGTTTTTTTATCTTTTCACGATTCTCAACGGACAACTCGGAAATCACACTACTATGTAATATCCTAATTGGATATTCCATAAAATCCTTAACGTGTTTTTTCATTGAATAAATCATAACAAGTGCACCATCTATAAACTTGTCATCTAAGTGTGTTGTAAATAAAATATTTTTCATGTTTTTAAAAGTTTAATATCATTCACAACCATTGTCGATACCATCTCCTCAAATGATGTTTTAGGCAACCACCCTAATGTTTCTCTAACTTTTGTAGAATCACCACATAATACATCAACTGGTCTCATAAATCTTGGATCCTGTTTGATATAATCAGACCAATCTGTAATTCCTATGTGTTGAAAAGAACAATCTAAAAACTCTCTAATCGCATGAGCCTTACCCGTTGCAACAACGTAATCATCTGGTTTATCGTATTGTAACATCAACCACATACATTCAACATAATCTGGTGAATATCCCCAATCTCGTTTAGAATCTAAGTTACCTAATGTTATGTGGTCTTGTAATCCTAAATGTATTTTAGCAACACCATCAGTGATCTTACGAGTCACAAATTCAATACCTCGTCTTTCTGATTCATGATTAAATAGAACGCCACTACAAGCAAACATATCATAAGATTCTCTATAGTTTTTGGTAATCCAGTGACCATAAAGTTTGGCAACTCCATATGGACTACGTGGATAAAATGGTGTATTCTCATTTGCTGGATTCTCCACCATTCTACCGAACATTTCAGATGTTGATGCTTGATAGTATTTAACTTCTCTACCATACTCTCTTATAGCCTCTAACATTCTCAAACAACCTAAACCATTTACGTCACCCGTTTGTTCTGGTGTATTCCAACTCTCACCCATGAATGACTGAGCAGCAAGATTATAAACCTCATCAGGATTTGATTCTCGTAAACATCTAACCAATGAATTTTGGTCTGTCAAATCACCATTTAAAAATGTTATCTTACCTTGTAAATGTTTAGTGTTAGTTCTATTTGGATTTGAAGTTCGTCTTTCCATACCATAAACTTCATAATCCTTTTCTAATAGAAAATCAGCAAGATGACTGCCATCCATACCGTTAATGCCTGTTATTAATGCTCTTTTCATATTATTCTTTTCCTATAATTTGGAATTTTGGACAAGGAACAATAAACTTCCCCCCTTTATCTAAATATTCCTTTTCTCTTTTACAAAATTCACTTATAAAATGCCAGGGTAAAACTAACATATAATCTGGGTTAACCTTTCTCATTTCTGATTCTGAATATATTGGGATGTTTGTACCCACTGTTTTTAAACCAAATTTATAAGGGCTTCTTTCTGCTATACCATCTATTAAGGTATTATCTAACCCAAACCATTGTAATAATGTATTACCTTTTGTTGAAGCCCCATACCCCCATATAGTCTTACCATGTGATTTAGCCTTCTTTATAAAATCTACAGTTTCATCTCGTAAGTTACAAATTTGTTTATAAAATTCTATATAAGGAGTAGGGGATGTGATATCTAATTTATTTTCTAATTCTAAAATACTATTAATTCTATAATTTGCAACATCTCTATAAGGGGCTGTTTTAAAATTAGTAGAGAGGGATTTGTTTTTTCTAACATAAACCCTAAAACTTCCTCCATTTATATCATTTAATTTACAATCAACAACTTTCATATCAACTT